AGCGCACGTGCAAATGCCTCTGTGGTCTGACACAAGAAGCATGGCCGATAGCGCGGGTTATCTTTAAGAAATGCAGCATGGTCATCAATGCTGGCCTGCCAGCTTTCGTACTTTCGCCACTTGGCTGGAACAACCACCCATTGTCCCTTGATGAACTCACGTGTGTTCATGGTGAGTGTCTCGCCTCGCCAACGGCTGTCTGCCTTGATGCCAAAAAGGTTGTTCCCGGCTTTTGCAAGGCCCGATTCACCCCAAGCAGATTCCAACGCCGCCTGCGCGATCGTGATGCTTGCGGGTACACCAGACTTGCGTTGTGCCTCCACCGCCGGGTTCTTCAAGCGCATGATGAATTCAGTTGGATTCACAGCATCTCCTTCACATCCCTGGCCACTTCGTCAATGGATGCATTGCGACGCTTTCCAATGAAGTTAAACACCCAACGCACCAAGGCCCAGCCGGGCAGCCCACAGGCGAACATGAGACCGCCCAATGCGCACAGACCCACCGTAGAAAACGCCCAGTGGTGCAACTGCAAATACTCAACAGTCATTGCTCCACCTCCAATACTGGAGACCACCGTGCTGATGAGGCCCACAGCCCATTCGCGTTTGTCGCGCGGCGGCGTCATGAGCATGACCACCACGGCAGCCAGCGTTGCACCACTGGCGACTGCGGCAGCGGTGCCCCCAAAGGCCTTGTAAGCAGCGGCCGCCCCTGCCACGCCAGAGCTTGTTGGTTCAGGCATATCATTCTCCAAAATAAAAATGCCCGTGCTGGCTTGCACCAGACGGGCGAGGGTTGAATCACAAAAGAAAAATCAGGCTACAGACTGGGCAAGAATCGGAATCACCCGTCGTACTGGAGCCAATGGGGTGGCGTTAAGCTGTCCGAAGATGTCCTTGCGGTCTTCACGGAAGTCCCCTTCGATGTAGAACGGAATGCACCCCGTCAGGTATTCGATGGCGGCCGCAAGGAAAGGTACGTTGTCTGAATAGGCTGCATCGCAAGCCGAATTCCACAGTGGCCCGTCCAGGAACATGCACGAGCCCTTGCACAGTTGAAGCACTGGGCAGCTCGCACAGTCCTTGCGTTTGCTCCAGTGGGTGGCCGTACGCATCTTCACAGCCTGCAAGTTGGACAGATGGCCGATCTGGTGCGACTCTCCATTGGGCGCGGTCGCAGCGGCGCTCACGTTTTGGCAGGTCAGGACGTTACCGTGCAGGTCCACCGCGATCTGGTCTGACTTGTCCATGCCGCACTTCTGGCCAAGGGCGGACGCAGGGCGCGCAATACGGATCGACTGCACGAAGTCCACGATTTTTTGCTGGCCGATGTCGAAGCTGGAGGCCATGCCAAGGCGCATTTCCTTGAAGGCCATGGCGCGGTAGGCGATGTGGTCGGCCTGCGTTTGGAAGGTGGCCGCCATGCCGCCTTCGTCGTAAGGGTCGATGAAGGCCCCCTCCCCAATGCGAACGTCGGGGCCAAACTGCTCCTGCAGCCAAGCCTGGACGTGGGCGCGGCTGCGGTTGCCAGCATTCATCATGGCATTGATGCTGATGCGCCTCTGAGGGTGGAGGCGGCCGTACAGATCCATGATGCCGGCGCGCTTTTCCAGGTCATTGAGGGGGTCCATGCCGCGAGCGTGGTAGCCGGGGCCGTCATGGGACAGTCCCACAGCAAAGCCCAGGCGGTCCAGCCACTCGTTCTTCTCGGTGTCCAGCAGGCTGCCGTTGGTGATGATGTTGAAATGCGCTGTCGGGTAGAGCTGTCGCAGGTTCTCAGCTAGGGGCTTGAGCGTTTTCCAGTAGACGAAGGGCTCGCCGCCCCAGAACTCGATGCGCTCGGGCGGCTCGATGAGCGCGTCTGACAGTTGGGCGAGGAAGGGCTGGACGTCGTCCGGGTTGGTGGATGCGGCGTGCGGCACGAAGCGCTGGTTGCAGTAGCTGCACTCGTAGTTGCACGACAGGCCCAGGCTGACCTTCAGCGTGCGGATGTTGCCCTTGCGGCCGGGCTGATCGACGGACACGGCGGTGGCATCGCGAAAGGTGGCCGGCTGGGCCTGCACGACGAGCGTGCCGTCGGACCAGGTCAAGGTTGATGCCTGGTTTTCGTAGTGCAGCATGACCTTCTGGCCATCCTGTTGCAAAGCATAAATCTGGAATTTCGCCATTACCAGCGTTCCTCGTAGTTGGATGGCCACGCAAGGCGGACCTGCGCGACGATGTGAATGAAGGGAGCTTGACCCATGTACGGGTGCAGGTTGTGTGGCAAGTGAGCTGGGCCGATGAGCAGCAGCCCAGGTCGAGGCTTGATGCAAACCGAGTGGCGGCCCTCGTCAGGCAGTCGCAAGTCGGTCAAGTGGCGCGAAGGGTCTTCCACCACAAAGGTGGGGGCGTGCTGGCGCTCGGGCTCGATGCTGGGCAGCTTGCCACGGTCTGCGATGCAGCCGCTCGGCCAGTACGCCACCATCAAGTCGGATTCGTGGGTTTCCGTGTGTGTGCAGATATGCTTGCCATGGCGCAGGACGACAGCGCGCAGCGCCAGGCGCAGAACAGGCAGGCCGGCGTGATCCTCGATAGCCGCAGTGATGCAGTCGGTCAGCATCTTCACGGATGGGCACTCGACTTTCTCAAAGTCGTGTACCCGCAATTCCTGCGACATGGGCGCATTGAGCTGTACCTGGCGTAGGGCAGCCTGGCGGATTTGCTCGTTAGTTGCTTCGTTGATGGGTTCCAGGTCGTAGAACCCTATTCGCGTGGGCCACAGTCGAATTTGTGCAATCCGGTGGATCATGCACGCTGCTCCGCAATCAATTCGGACACCGGACGCTTGATGTGGGTGCGCGGGGTCACTAGGTTGACCATGACGGGGATGCACAGCCTGGCCTCGCCATCGAAGAAGGTGGAGTCGTGGGGGATGTGACCCTCAAAGACGATGAGGGAACCTTCTTCTGGGACGACGTTGAACCAGGAAGTGGTCTTGACGCCTGCATTGTTGTTGGGCCAGGGCCTGGTGTTGACGTGCTGCGGGTCGTAGAAGCGGACGGAACCCTGGCGCAGCGGGTTGGCCTCTTGCGGGTCGCGGTCGGTGCGGACGTAATAGGTCGCCACCAGGTGCGAGGTCATGTGTGTGTGGCAGTTGATGCCAACGTTCTCCCCGCGCGAGCGCTGCTGCCAGAAGGTGTCGCTCATCATCTCTAGCTCGCCATCATGGCGATAGTGGTAGATGGCCTCGACGTAGTCGCGGCAGGCCACGTCCACGATTTCGATGAGGCGCTGGACTGCGGGGTGCTTGCAGTCGCTCAGGAAGTTGTGCCGCAAGTGCGACAGGTGGGTTGCGCACTGGCCGATGGCTTTGGCTTGCGTGCCGTCCGTGCGATTGGCCTCGGCATCCTGCGACGCGAGCTTGTACAGCTCGGTGTGGAAAACATCATCCTTGCCCAGTCGCCTGTGCATGACGAACCTGGGGAAGATAAGGTCGATGGTGTCTTGCCGGCTCATAGTAATACTTCGGCGGTGGTGCCGCCGACGTTGGTGAAGTGGGTCGCAGAGAGCTTGACCTTGACCTTTTCCCCGGCCGAAAGCCCCAAGGGTATCAAGGAGAACTGGGCCCGGCCCTGGTCATCGGTAGTAATGAATCGCTTGGGAAGGTAGCCAGCGTCTGTGATGATTTCTAGGCGCGTCTTTCGGTTGCAGGGGCTACCGTCCTTATTGTTTTTGAGTGCAACATCGAAAAGCAGTCGACCATCATCCGAGCGCCCCACGGGCTGCACGTCGGCGTGCCAGAAGTAATCGAGCCATTTGGCGCCTCCAGGACCCACCGGCACTGACGTGCCATCAAAGCGATGGTCGGCCACTAGGTCGGTAACAACGCAGTTGCCCCGGTTGACCAGGTGGACGACGGTTTCAGATAGATCGCCCGTATTAAAGCGTACGTATAGTGAAGCGAGAAGACGTCGGCGCTGCAAATCACGCACGCGCGCTGAGTAAATGATTTTTGTCTGTTTGGTTTGTGCGAGGCGTGGCTCCCAAGCGATTCCGTCCATATATAAGTCGAGCACCGAGTAATCAACCAATTCGTCGAAGCCGATCAGGCTGTTTGTTCCATGGGGTACAACGACTTTGCGAATAAATGCTTTGTCATCCAACTTTACAAATTCTGGAGCGTTGTTGGATGCAACCATTGACAATGCATCGACTGCATCTGGTATACCGCTGAAATCATCGCGCCCCCCGTTTTCGGAGTAGATCGCTGCGATGAGTGCATCTGATTTTTTTGTAACCAGAAGCAAGATATCTAGTTGTTTGGACGGGTAATCAACAATTTCCACAAACATGACTTTTCCCTTTAGCAACGGCAATCGCATTGGCAGTTGCAGTTGCAGTTGTGAACGTACCTGTACATACGCAAATTCAGCGCACCACCCCCGTCCTCAAGCACGGGCACTTCGCGCGTTATGTTTCCGCAGTTTTGAGCAACCACATTTCCACTGGGGCCGCCATAACAATTTCCGGTATTTCCGTTGCAGTTAAGCGGCGGCGCGCAGTTGTTGATCCCTGAGAAAAAATAGTCGTGCAACCAGCCGTAGTTGGCGGTCCACATGGAGCCGCCGTTGTTCATGTACATGTCCCAGTTGCCGTCGGTCTTCAAAAACCCCATCAGGTTGCTGTTGACGTGCAAGTAACGGGTGCTGCCCTGGTCCGTGTCGTAAAAGTCGATCGTCGGCGAGGTGCTCTGGACGGTTTGACTGGGCAGCGTGAGCCGACCGCTCATGCTGTCACCGCTGCGGGCGACACGGCCCGACAGGTCAATGCTGACTGTGGCATTGCCGTTGGCGTCAGGACCACCACCATTGACCGAGCGGACAAAGGCCGATGAGTCGTAGCCATCGAGCCGATCGGAATCCGTCGCCTTGGCGCTGATGCCCAGATAGGCTGCGTTGTGGTTGTGCGACGCCGAAGCAAAAGCGCTGGCGTGCTGTCCATCGAGCAGGTCGGCGTCCACCCCCGAGCCAGCGCCATCCACGGTGAGCAGCTTGGCCAGCACATCCGCTGCGGTGTAGGCTGCCGCGTTGAGCTTGGCTGCGAACTGGGCATCGATCCCACTGGCTAAATCCATGATGAAGCGCCAGTTGTCCGGGTTGGTGCCGATCAGCTGGTAGAGCTTGAGCTGGTCGGTGCGGTAGCACAGCATGCCCACCTGTTGGTTAGTGGTTGGGAACGTGGTTCCGCTGTTGCATGAGATCGCTGTCTTGTCGTTGTTCAGGATCTCGATCAGAGAATCAGAGAGCGTGCGCGACGACGGGATATCAGTGAAGTTTTGCATGGTGAATGGATGGACAAGTGATTGAGGTACATGGGGCTGTCAGTACCCCTGAGCGATCCAGGTGAAGGTGCCGGTCACGCGGGTGCCAGCGGTGTTTTCCAAAACAGCAGTGAAACCTGTTCGCGTGACTGCACTGGACAGGCGCGGGATGGCGACCACCGTGCCGCCCTTGTGGGTCATGGTCACCTCAGGCGGGACCCTGAAAGTTCGAGAAAACCCAATCACAGCGCCTGCCAGCGCGTCGGTGATCTGCACGGTGCCCCGGTCAAAGACATCCGGCACATCCACCGTGACGCGCAGCGCATCGATGAAGCCTCTGTCCGAGTTTCTGGACTTCAGGATGGCCCGAAACAAGGCCTTCTGGTAGGTGTAGTCACCCTGAATGAAATCCCGAAAATCCGTGTAGCCCGGCGGATGGCCAGCTTCCACAATGTTTGCAAAATCGGCCTCGGTGATCTCGGTGCTGGCCACGATCATGTCGCTGATCACGCCGTTGGCGTGGCGGCGGTACTGCTCGGCAAGGGCCAGGGCTTCGTGGGCCGCCAGGCACATCGCCCGGTGCAGAGCATCTGACACCTCCAGCCCTTCTTGCAGGAGTCGCTTGTACGCCACCGTGCGGCCCAAGTTTTCTGCAAAGGCCAGCCCCTCGGCCACCTGTTTGACGGATTGGCGAGTGAGCTGATCGCTGGTGCTCAAAGCCTCCGAGACAGGTTTTTGAAGCTGCCTGGAGGCCTGATCGCTCACGGCCAACCCTTCGCCTACGCGCAGGATGAAAGCGATCAGGTCGTAATAGGTCTCGGCAAAGTTCAGGGCTTCGATAACGCGTTTGCTGAAGCCTTGATCCAGGTCATCGGTCAAACCCACCCCTTCAGCGAATGCTTTGCTGGCCAGCCGTGCACTAACTGACGCCATCGGCAGGCTCTCGCCATGCTTTTGGAGCACCCGGCGCGAGAGGCCTTCCGTCACAGGTAAGCCTTCTTGTACGGCTTTGGTCACAGAGCAGGCCAGGTCGTCCAGCGTTTGGAGGTTTTCATGCACAGACTTGCGGCCAGCCTTGGAGACGCTTTCAGCCACACCCAGAGATTCGACCCAGCGCAAGACATAGGCAATCAGGTCGTAATAGGTGTCGGCAAACCCCATCGACTCCGTCTTTTTCAGTGCGGCTTGATGCCGCCGCTCTTCTGAGAGGGACACGCCTTCGGCGAGCCGCTTGCCATGGAGGCGGCCTATCGCCTCGCCCCAAGCCAGCGTGGCAGCCACGGTCACCACATAGACAGCTGGGTACGCGGTGAGCCATGACTTGCCTGCACTGGCACTTGCCCATGTGAAACTGGCATTGGCCCAGGTGTAGCGCGGCCCTTGAGATTCGCCAACGGTGACCGTCTCAGCCATGACGATCAGCTCATGGTGAAGGTGAACACTGCGGTCAGGCTGTCATCTGCACCTTTGTTCACTACCGGGAACACCACCCTGTCGAGCATGATGCCGCCCGTTGCGGCATTGAACACCCCCGCCTCCGTGATCGCCCCCGTGCCGTCACCCGCTGGAAAGTCCGCCGTGAAGCTGAAAGCCTTGGTGCCAACTGTGTGCGCGTAAGTGGCGGCGTTTCGGTCGAGCTCGGAGACCAGCGCCGACTGGCTGGCAGCAGCAGCCGTGGTGCCCGTGCCCAAGGCGATGAAGCCCATGACCGAGGGACGGCTGGCTGATTTTCCGATGGCGTCGGCGATGAAATCAAAGCCAACGTTCACGATGATGTTGTCTTTGTGAACGGTTTCGATGTCACCACTGGCGCGGCGAACAATAAGGGTCATCGCCCCCTGAAGTTGCATGGTTTCGTCAATCATGTGTTGCCTTGGTAAAAGTCACTGAAAGTGAATGGCTTAAAAAAAATGCGCTGCCCTTTTGGGGAGCAGCGCCTGTGTCGAGCGCGTCGCCTGTGATAGCTGCGCTGAATCTGCAAATGCAGACGTTGTGAACGGCCCGGCTCAGTACAGCTGCAAACTGCTGAACCCACCAACGGGCTCCATCCCTGCGCTGGCCGAATGGACAGTGCCGCCCATCCTGCAAGCAAACAGGCGGCGATCTGCACGGGTCTGGCACACCCCCAGACAGACCCGGTCAGACGCCGCCAGCTCAAAAGCCAGAGTGACACGCCGGTACAAGTGGTCCTCCAGAAAGAAGGCTTGGGTTTGGGCGTCATAGCCCAGCAGCAATGCACCGCCAGAGCCCGTTGCTTTCCAAATCACGCAAGTCGTGACCTCTTGCGGGATGTACCAGAGCGAGGTGTGAAAAACTTGAGGAATGTTCACGCCCCAGGCCACCTGAGTGGTGTCCTTGACCATGAGCCCTGCGCCATAGCGACCATCGCCGTAGCTCACACCCGCCGAGGGGTTCGCTTGCAGGTTGCCGATACCCATCACCGAGCCGCTGAGCCGCCAGCCGTACAACTCACCTGGGTGCAAAACATCCTGGCGCGCCATCTGGAACCGCGCGTCCACGTTGGCGATGGCACCGTCATAGGTCCATTGCCGCCTGGCAGCGTCACCGCTCCAGACAAAGTTGGCTTCCTGCCAGGTGGTGCGGTCGTCGACCGACGCCCCCAAACTGCTGAGCAAGGTGTTCTGCGCCCGGATGGGCGAGACCAGATCCAGCTCAAAGAGGTATTCGGCCACTTGCGCACCGGTGTTCATGCGCAGCACGTTTCGGCCATTGACCGTGACCACCGAGGCGAAATGCTTGGTGCCAGCAAAGCCAGCAGCCTGCTCATCTCGCTCAAGGATCAGGTTGGCGTTTTGCGGCTGAGCCACCACGGTCGAGACGAAGGTGGGCGTGTCGCTGTAGATGCCGGGCGAGGCGATCGCCTTGATCCAGAACTTGCGCTCACCATCAAAGCCAGAGGGCAGCGTGTAGCTGGTGGACTTGACCTCGGCCACAAAAAGCGATGCGTCCCAGGCTGCCCCTTCGCGCAGCTCATAACCCACCACCTCGGGCTCGGGGTTTGGTTGCCAGCGAAACTCCAGCCGGTTGGCCGACTGCACCACATCGAACTGACGCACCGTGGCAGGAGCCAGCAAGGTCAGCACGAAGGTGGTGACGTGCGCGCTGTACTGGCCCGAGGTGTCGTAGGCACGGATGTGGTACGGGTAGTGCCCGGCCGCATCCTGATCGTGGACCATCTGCGTGCCTGATGTAGTGGCCACCAGTTGGGCGTCGTCCCAGCCGGGCCCGACCCTCACCTCGTAGCCCGCCAGATCGGCATCGGGCAGTTCGTCCCAGCTCAGCAACAGATCGGACATGCGGCGTTGGACCGTAAAGCCGGAAACATCCGACGGCGGCAGTGTCTTGCCCAGCACCGTGGCGCTGAGTGTGGCGGGTGCGCTTTCCTTGCGGGTGATACCGATGGCTCTCAGGCTGAACTCGTAATCGCCCTCCTGGGCATCTCGAATTTCAATGTAATTGGCACTGGTCAGAGGCAAACTGATGAAGTTGCCACCACCCACGCGGTAGGAGAGCCGGTAGGCAATGGCCGTTGGCACTTCAGCCCAGGACAGCTGCACCAACACCTGCGCCCGGTCTTTGACCCGGTACAGGCTCTCTTGCATGCTCAACCCCGTGGGCACTGCGGGCATGTCCAACAGTACCGTAATGGCGCGCGGCTGCAGCGCCAGGCCTTCTTCGATGGCGGCGTACTTGCCAGGGTTGTGGGCCAGGGCCGTGACTTCGTGCACACCGGGGTCGAGCTCGGCCACTGACACCACCCGAAACAACTGAGGCTCGATGATGGTCGAAGCCAGCACCCAGATGGCATCGGTTTGCGGTGCCATGCTAAAGGGAATGGTCACCGAAAGCGTCCGCCCGCTGGCTCCATTGAAGTAGGCTCCCACCTGCCGCTCTTGCACTTTGCCATCAGGCAAGATTACCGAAAGCCGCCAAGGCAAGTCGGCTGGCAAATCCTGGTCCAGAGTGACGGTGGTGGTAGTAGCCGCTGCGATGCGTCCTCCCAGGCGCATTCCGCCCCGGCTCGGGTCGGCCACCTGAATGGCATCACCAGGACGCACTACGGCACCTTCCAGGCCTGTGCGGAAGGTGATGATTTCTGACTCGGACTGCTCGGAGTACAGCAGCCACTTGCCCACCCGATTGGCCTGACCGCGCGAGGTACAACCCATGGCCACCACATCGGCCTGCACCACGCCGTAGCGCGCGATGCCCGCCACATCCTCGACGTATTCCACCTTCTGCCGATAAAAATCCTCCGGATCGACCCAGCTGACCAGGGCCACCGTGTGGCGGGCCTTGGCAGATGAGCCCTGGTAGGCGAACTCCCCATCGATGACGTTGGCGGAGGTGAACTGGTAGACCGGGTCTTGCGGTGCATCCTGCGTGACCGTGATGGCACCGCCCGACCAGTAGGCCATGCCCCGAAACACCGAGGCCATGTCCTGCACGACCTTGTAGGCCTGCTCACGGGTCTGCAGGTACAGGTTACAGGTGAAGCGGGGCTCATACCCGCCCAGACCATCGGACACCAGCTCGTCACAGTAACGCGCTACCCGGTACAGCGCCCATTTGTCCACTTGAGACTCGGGGATGTAGTTGCCAAGGCCGTAGCGGGTGTTGGTCACCAGGTCATAAAAGCACCATGCCGGATTGTCGGTCCAGGCCACCTTGAACGTGCCATTCCAGATTCCGGTGTATGACCGAGTTTCAGGGATGTAGTTGGTCGGTACCCGAACGCGCAGGAGCTTCAAGTCATAGCTGCGCCGGGGAATACTATTGAACTGCGAAGCATCTACCCGCAGGGCCATCAAGGCGCTGTTGGGGTAGCGCAGCTTGCTCTCGATGACCTCGGTGTACGAGTCCAGAAAGGTTTTGTTTTGCAGGCTGCTCTGGGTCGCGTCTTCGGTGAGCCTGCGCAATCGCACATCCCAGGGGCCAGTGCCGGGCAGCGGCACGTAATAGCTGCGCTGGTAGCGCGAGGTGGTTTTGCCAGTGACCGTATCGGTGATCACCTGAACAAAACCGGAGCCTGCCGACTGCACATCGATCGCATAGCTGAGCGATGTGCCATTCAAATCGCCATTGGTCGTGTCCTGCAAGGTCAGCGCGGGCATGCTGACCTTCAGGCGCACAGCGTCAACATCCGGGTCCGTGATGGAGCGCACGACCGGCTGACCAAACTTGCACTCCACGCCGACCGAGACCTCGTTTTCTACCGAGGCAAAGCCGGGGATGTAGCCCTGCTGCTGGGTGCCCGGACGACTCTCGAGTGTGACTCCGGAGAAGTTGTAACTGCCATCGGCATTCTGGATTGGCGTGTCGTCTAGAAACACCGACTGCAAGCCCTGGACCAGGCCTTCGATTTCTCCTTCGCACACCAGGTCGACCACGCGCGCGTAGGCTTTGGAGCGCAAGCTGTCGGCCGCTTCTTGCGCCACACGGGCGCTGCCCCCACCGGACTTGCCACCACCACCCGCACCGATGATCAAAGGCCTGGAATCTGTCGGGGGCGTCGTCATACAGATATCTCGTCGACAGGTATTTCATCAACATCAATACCCGCGCTGATCACGGCCGAGCCCACGATCATGCGGCCATAACCCACAGGCACGGGGTGGCCTTGGGCGGTGGTGTTCACGGCTCCGTTAAAGACATAACTTGGGCGATTTTCTGGGAGTTCAGACGGATCCGAGGCTTTAGCGGTGGGCGCAATCATCTGGGCTACACCGCCCAAAATCATGGATGTGCCCACCGAATACAGGGTGGCTTGGGACAGGAATGAACCCGCTGCTGCCCAGCCCATTGGGTTCCACCACGACACGGCGATCAGCGCCGCCCCCAAAAGGATTTGACCCAAGCCGTTGCCTCCTGCCCCGGAGACCACGGGCGCGATGGTGATGCGCTGTTGACCGGTGGGTTCATGCAGGCGTTCGAGCGACAAGGCGTCGCGCTCCACCAGAACCCGGTAACCCACACCGCGCTCGCCAGAGGACACCAACTCGCGCTCAAACTGCGGGAAATTGGCGCACAGGGCGCGCACAGCCTCTGCGGCCGAGGCCACTGCCATCTGATGTCGACGGCCAAAGCGCCTGCCCAGTTCACCGAGAAGAAGGATCGTGGCCATCGCAAGACTCGTTCTGCCCGCTTAAAAAGCGGTAAAGGAAATGGTTAAAGATGCGGGTGCAGATCTGGATGCCGCAACGCGTGGGTGCTGACCTTTTGCCAGTAGCCGCCGTACACGTCCCGGCTGGAGAGCCTGCCCTGCAGGTGGTGCAGGATCAAACCATCGCCCAGATACACCGATGCATGGTTGGGTACCGGTGAAGCCACCTGCATCAAAAGCACATCGCCTACTTTTAGATCGGTCAAATCAGCAACTTCAAACCCAGCCGAACCAAAGTTGTCCAGGTACAGGTTCATGCCGCGCTTCCACCATTCGTCAAAGCGCTCAAAGTTCGGCAGCTCAATGCCCCGCTCCTGACCGTACCAATCGCGAACCAGGGCGTAGCAGTCAAGAACGCCATGGGCCCATTGACGACCTACCAGGGGCGCAACGTACCCCTCAGGCTTGATCTGCGCCCACTGACCGGCGGGAAAGGAAACGATGAACCACGGCAAGCCTGTGGCCTCGCAAGCCACACGATCGGCTTGGCTGGGCTGCGCAGGTAAATTTGGATGCGAGTGAAAGACACCCACGATCTCACCCTGATGATGGGCCTGCACATAGTCTTCAGGGTGAATCACGAACTGGTCGGTCCCCAAGCCAATGTTGCGGCAGGGGCAGTACACCTGCCTGCCCTTTTGAATAATCACCAATCCACAGGCTTCCCGGGGATACTCGCGCGCGGCGTGGGCCAATGCCAAAGACTGATTGAATTCATTCATGGATTGATTTCATTCAAGGATTGCCTTGAGCCATCATCGAAACAAGCCAGCGGCAGGAAAGCCACCGAAGGGCAGCTCAGCATTCGTCCCAAATCGTCTCTGGCAAGATGCCAGGCGTTTGCCGCAGGTGTCCTGCGCACTGCTGCTCACCAACTCATCGCTGGCGTTGAAATACGCGCTGCCCGTGTAACCACACTCGGCACCCCGGTAGGACCAAGGACAGACGTTTTGCACGATCTGCCGGCGCGGCAAGTTGACGCCTTCAAGGTCAAAGGACGCTGCCAACTCGAACTCGACCACCTCGCGCGTTTCACGCGACTTGCGGTCAACGCAGTACACATCGTCAGCAAACTCGGCCATGGGGTCTGCTGTCGGGTTCAAGCCGCCCTCAAAATTGACCGCGTCGAGGTACTTGGCCAGGGTTCGCTTGCGGGTGATCCTGGCACCCACCAGGTCTTGGTAGCTCAGCACCAGAGCGGTGATCGAGCCCGTGACATTTGCCACCCGCAACCGGGGACGGGGCACCTGCCCGCCACCGTTGAACTCAAAGCCCTCTACCTGGATCGGAAACGCCTCATAGGCGTAGCCTTGCCAGACCACACGTTGCAGGAGAGCGTTGGTCCCTGCATGAAAGCGCACGGGGCCCTGGCCAAAGATAGATAAATCAAGCACATAGAGCTCGATCACAGCGCTGGGGGCCAATTTCTGGATTTCTGCGGTGATCGCTGGACTGGTGTGGGCGGTCTCAGTCATGACAAATCAAACACCTGTTTGAACGTGGCCCGCACCGTCTCGACGTTGGGCTCATCCACCGAGCGGCTCCACTCCTCGCTGGTGAACTTGGCCGCAGTGCCTGCAGGGGTGGTCCACTCAAAGGCATGCACACCCCCGCGAGCACGCAAAAACGCATCGATGGCACCGGCATCCTGCGTGGTGCGTCCACGAAACTCCAGCGTCCAGACCTCGGCTTGGGTGTGGATGCCAAAGGCCAGGCGCTGCTCATAGCCATCCCCAAAAGCCACACGGCGAACATTGGGCCGCATGGCCAGACTGGCACCCAAGGAAGGGATCCATGTGAATACAGGCATTTACAAAGCCCTCCTGCTGTCGAGCAAACCACCGGCCCGCTTTTGGGCGAGCAACTCTTGGCGCACTGCATTGGCCACCGCCTGACCCAGGTCACGACCGCCCGCGTTGTCACCCCGTGTTGATGCACCCGAGTCCGAGACGTTCACGGAAATGTTGAATACGGTGCCCGACCCCAAGCCGGCACCCACAGCGCCACCGCTCATGGTCACGGGAATGGTCCGCCCATCGGGCAACGGCACATAGGCCTCTGGCCTCGAGCCTTCGCCAAACACCGCCAGTTGCGGCGAATTGGCAATCCCTCCGCTGGCGTAGCCCCGCAGAGGTACTGACAGTGGCAGTGGTCCCTCTGCCGTCATGACACCGCCATCGGCAAAGCCAAAGAAGCTGCTCATGGCTTTGGCCAGGGGCAAGGTAATGGCGCGCTGGATCTGGATGCGGATCAAATCCGAGATGATGGAGTTCGCCAGCGACCTGAAGTCGAGCTTGCCCGTCATCACAAAG